AGAAGAAAGGCATGGCAAAAGGCATGGCTGCGGGTAAAATGGTAAAGAAGAAAGGCATGGCTGCTGGCAAGATGGTTAAAAAAGGCATGGCAAAAGGTAAACAAGTTAAGAAAATGATGGCTGGGGGTAAAACCAAAAAAGGTTACTCTAAGGGTAAACTTGTTGGAAATCAGGCTAAACTAGATAAAAATAAAGATGGTAAGATTTCTGGAGAAGATTTTAAAATGATGTCTGGTGGCGGTATGATGAAGAAAAAAGGCTATGCTGCTGGTAAGATGGTCAAAAAAGGTATGGCAAATGGCGGTAAAGCTAAGAGCATGGCAAAAGGTAAAGCCAAGGTTCGTGGTTCAGGTATAGCCAAAAAAGGTGTAAGACCTGCTAAGATGAGGTAGTTATGCGTAGATATTATAAAAAAGGCGGTAAGATTTGCCCATCAGGTAAAGCGTGGGCAAAACGCACTTTCGATACGTATCCCAGTGCTTACGCTAATATGGCTGCTTCTAAATACTGTAAAGACTCTAACTATGCAAAAGGGGCTAAAGGAAAGAAGAAGAAAAAGTAATGGGCGCTCTTAAAGATTGGGTTAAACAAGACTGGGTTCGTATTGGTACGGACGGCAAAATTAAAGGCAAGTGTGGGACTTCTAAAGATAAAAAGAACCCAGACAGGTGTCTGCCAAGAAGTAAAGCCAGTAGTTTAAGCCAATCGCAAAGGGCGGCTACTGCTAAGAAAAAGAAACGAGCAGGAGCAAAAGGGAAAACAGTAGTAAAAAATACAAAACCTGCTACAGTAAAAATGCGTGTAGGCGGGCTTGCAAGGAGAAGAAGACATGGATGAAAAAGAAACTGAAGAAGAACTACGGGAAGAATTTTTTGAAGGCCCATATTCTGACTCTCAAAGTTTTGACCAATTTCTTTTAAGTAGAGGTAGAAGAGATTTAGTAAAAACAGGTAAGGGTAAAGGTGAGACTATTAAACTTAAAGGTGGTGGTCTTGCTAGACGTAAGAGGAGCGTAGCACGAGGTTGCGGTGCTATAATGGAAAACAGACGCAAAAAGACTTTATATACATAAGGAGATAATTATGGCGCATTTAAAAATGGTTCAAGTAGGCACGGATGTTCACGACAACCCTGTTTACAATGTTATGGATGAAAATGACAAACTTGTAAAAACTACTATATTTACCGAAGCAGAGGCACTAGCAATGATATCTGGGGTTGAAGCTGAAGCAGCTCCTGTTGAAGAAGCAGAAGTTATTGAGGAAGTAGAAGCAGTTATCGAAGAAGTAGAAGAAGTTATTGAAGGAGTAGAAGAATCTAGTGACGTGCCTGATTATGGAAGCATGACCAAAGTACAGCTAGAAGCTCTTATGAGAGAACATGGTATAGAATTAGATAGGCGTAAGTCTAAAGGTGACCTATTAGAGCAGGTTGATGGTTATTTTAAAGGGTATTTTAATATATAGGAGCTAAGAAATGGCTACAGATAAAAACAAAAGTGTTGATGAATTACTAGCAGAATACTTTGCAAGAGAACAAGGACGTGAAGGTAGAGAACGTAACTTAAAAGATATTGTTACTGCAAAGGGCGTAGACTACGGTATGAAAACACGTAAAGGCCAAAAACCTGGAAAATCTGGTCACACAGATATGAAGAACAAGTTATACAGAAATAGAATACGGATGGCAAAAGATAAACAATTAATAGATGATTATGGTGAAGACGCTATGATGGCTAGAGGTTTCTTGGGTCATGCTGAAGACACAGAAAAAGTAAAAGTTCCTCCAATTAGACCACGTCCTAAACCACCACGAAAAAGACGAACATACAACCCACAAGACCCAAGTGAGATACTTGTAGGTAGTGGAAGAGGTGAAGGAGGTATGCCGCCAAGACCATTCCTTCCAGGGGATAAGCCAGACCCAATCCCTCCAAGACCAAGACCAAGACCAGACCCAGGAAATTACCCTTTTAAAAAAGGTGGTAAAGTTCGAGGAGCAGGTATTGCTAGAAAAGGCATAAGAAAGTGTAAGATGGTGTAAAACATGGCTACTTCGGGTACAACAGCATTTGACATGGACTTCACGGAGATCGCTGAAGAAGCGTGGGAGCGTGCAGGTCGTGAAATGCGTTCTGGATACGATCTAAGAACTGCCCGTAGGTCTATGAATCTATTAACTATTGAGTGGCAAAACAGAGGTTTAAACCTGTGGACTATTGATAGTGGCACTCAAACTCTTACAGCAGGTACATCACAATATACTTTACCTGCAGATACCATAGACCTTTTAGATCACGTTATTAGAACAAACGCAGGTAATACTTCTACACAATCTGACCTTACCATAAGTCGTATAGGTGTGAGTAGCTACGCGGCTATCCCAAACAAGTTAACACAGGGTAGACCTCTTCAGGTGTGGATTGAAAGGTTACTAACTGCTCCGCGTATAAATCTTTGGCCTGTACCTGACAGTTCACAAACATACACATTTGTGTATTGGAGGTTACGTAGGATAGAAGACGCGGGTAATGGTGTAGAAACAGCGGATATGAACTTCCGTTTTTTGCCGTGTTTAGTAGCAGGATTAGCATATTATATAGCTATGAAAGTGCCTGAGTTAGCAACCAGAATAGAAATGTTAAAAGCAACTTATGATGAGCAGTATAACTTAGCGGCAGGTGAAGACAGAGAAAAGACATCTGAACGTTTTGTGCCAAGAATAGGGAGGATATAGTGACTGTACCCTTTGCTTCTAGTAAAAAAGTAATAGCCGAATGTGATATATGTGGGTTTCGTTTTAAACTACGACAGCTACGAAACATAATTACAAGAGGTAGAAATACAAATTTAAAGGCTTGCCCAGACTGTTTTAGTCCAGACCATCCGCAGAATAAACTAGGTTTATATCCTGTTAGAGACCCACAAGCTGTTCGTGATCCACGACCTGATTTTGCAGGATACCCCAGTAGTAGAAATACACAATGGGGTTGGGATCCAGTTGGAGATGGTAAAAATATTTATGGGTTAAGAACAAACAGATTAGAAGCTGTAAGCGCAGTAGGTGAAGTAACGGTGACGACATGAATTATACTAACTTAAAAACAAATATTGAAGATATATGTGAAACCAGTTTTTCAGACGATCAGCTTGCTATGTTTACACAACAGGCAGAGCAAAAAATATTTAATACTGTTGAACTACCATCCATGCGTACTGTAGATAGTGGCCCTCTTACAGCTACAAATAAGTTATATACAACGCCTGATGGGTATATTTATACCTACAGTATAGCGGTAATAAGTAGTAGCACTACTAACTATTTATTAAATAAAGATGTTAATTTTTTACGGGATGCTTACCCTGTAAACACAAGTGCTAAGTATGGGCTACCTAAATTTTATGCTTATCATAGCACTTCAGGTAATAAAATAAAGTTAATGTTCGCCCCAACCCCAGACCAAAATTATGAAATAGAACATATATATGCTAAGTATCCTACCTCTATAGTTACCGCAGGAGGCACTTATCTTGGGGATAATTTTGATACTGCATTGTTAAATGGTGCGTTAATAGAGGCTATACGGTTCCAAAAAGGTGAACCAGATGTTATACAAAATTATGAAAAATTATATTTACAATCTATAGGGCTGTTAAAAAATACTATAGACGGTAAACTAAGACAAGATAGCTATAGATCTGGACAGTACAGGCAAGGTGATGGTTAATGGCGTTTACTGGTAATTATTTGTGTACTTCTTTTAAAATTGCTCTTTTAAACGGGGAGATGGACTTTAGTAGTGATACATCTCAATCATTTAAAATAGCGTTATACACATCTAGTGCTACTTTAGATGCTACTACCACTGTGTATTCAACAACTAACGAAACTAGTGGGACAGGTTATACAGCAGGTGGTAACACGTTAACCATTGGTACAGCACCTAAAAGTGATACTTCTGGCACTATTGCATATCTTAATTTTTCAGATACCACGTGGTCTAGTTCTACCATAACTGCACGGGGGGCCTTAATTTATAAGTCTGGAGGAACTAATCCTGCAGTGGCTGTTTTAGATTTTGGAGCAGATAAGTCTTCAAGTAATAGCACATTTAAAGTTGCGTTTCCTACAGCATCTGATACAACTGCTATTATACGTATTGCATAGAAAGGTTTAAAACATGGCAAGCGTTTACACAAATGACCTTAGACTAGAAGAAATAGGCACAGGTGAGCAAACAGGTACGTGGGGTACAACTACTAACACCAACCTAGAACTTATAGCGGAAGCATTTAGTTATGGCACGGAAGCTATTACCACTAATGCTGATACTCATGCCACTGTTATAGCTGATGGAGCCACTGACGAAGGGCGTTCTCTTTATCTTAAATATACAGGCACACTAGATTCTGCTTGTACGATTACAATATCTGCAGGGTCTGCGGGTACATTTACACTGTCTAAAGTATGGGTTATTGAAAACGCTACCTCTGGAAGCCAGAATATAGTTATTACTTCAGGTTCAGGGGCAGATGTCACTATTAAAGCAGGCCAAACTAAGATGTTGTATACAGATGGCGCAGGGTCTGGTGGCGCTGTTGTAGATGCTTTTAAAACACTTTCTGTTGTTGATTTGTTTGTAGATGATGATTTAAAACTACAGTCCGATGCTGCTATATTAGGTTTTGGCGCAGATAATGATGTAACTCTTACTCATGTTGCTGATACAGGTTTATTGTTAAACAGCACCAGACAGTTACAGTTTGGCGATTCTGGCACTTATATACATCAATCTGCTGATGGTGTTCTTGACCTTGTTTCTGACACAGAAATTGAAATTAATGCCACCACCATAGATATGAATGGCAACGTAGATATAAGTGGTTCGTTGATACTAGGAGGAGCGACCATATCTAGTTCAGAACTAGAGGCCATAGATGGTGATACAAGCGCTACGTCTACTACTCTAGCAGATGCTGATAGGGTGGTAGTTAATGACAATGGGACTATGGTGCAGGTTGCATTAACAGACTTTGAAACATATTTTGAGTCTGCATTAGATACTTTATCAAATGTAACTACTGTTGGTGCGTTAAATAGTGGTTCTATAACATCAGGCTTTGGTAGCATAGATACAGGCTCATCTACCATAACGACCACAGGTGCTATCACAGGTGGTTCTCTAGTAGCAGATAATATAACTATTGATGGCACAGAGATTGATTTATCATCTGGAGATTTAACAATAGATGTTGCGGGCGATATTATTCTTGATGCAGGTGGTGCTAACATTACATTCAAAGATGATGGCACATCCATATTAGATATAGCTAACAACTCTTCTGATGTTGAATTTACCGTGAGTGTTGCCGACAAAAATTTTGCAATTAAAGGCACAGACGGGGCTAGCGCTATAACTGCACTTGACATTGATATGGCTCTAGCAGGTAAGGCTACGTTTAATGGAGATGTTGTTGTGGGCGGTGATTTAACCGTTACGGGTGATGACATTACTATGGGGACTAATACTGCAGGTAATTTACTCATAGCAGATGGAACAAACTTTAACTCTATAGCAGTAGGGTCATTATCAGAAATATCAACAGTTGCAAATGATGACGTGTTCCTAGCAGTAGATACGTCAGGTGGGGGTCTTAAAAAGATTGCACGATCTGCTATTGTATCGGGTCTAGCAACATCAAGCGCTATATCTAATGTTGTTGAAGACACCACTCCACAGTTAGGTGGCGACTTAGACGTAAATGGTCAAGATATTGTTTCTCTATCTAATGGCAATATTACAATTACACCAAACGGCAGTGGTGTTGTTAGACTAGACGGTAATGTAGACATACAAAGTGGATTGATTGATTTAAAGAATAGCGGTGCAGTTTCTAAAATTAAGTTTTATTGTGAATCAAGCAATGCACACGCACAAACACTACAAGGCGCACCACATTCTGAAGCTGCATCAAATACATTAACACTACCAAGTACAGGTGGTGATGTTAAATTAGTCTCAACTGCTTCAACTGCTACTCTTACTAATAAAACTTTTGGGGATAATGTTAGTTTTGGTGACAATAATATTACTAATGTAGGTGATATTGCTCTTGACTCTATTAGTGCAGATGGCACGGACATTAATGTAGCTGTATCTGATAACTCAGCCACAGCGTTTACAATTAAACAAGGCTCCGACAACTATCTTGTAATTGACACAGCAAACAGTAGCGAATCAGTAGCGATTGGTACGGGTATATCAGGTACTGCAATCTCTATTGGTCACAGTACATCTGAAGTAACAGTTAATGACAACTTGACTGTTACAGGAGACTTGACAGTTAATGGTGCTACAACAACTGTAGATACAACTAACTTAGCCGTTAAAGACACACTGCTAGGACTAAACCAGGGCGCAAGTTCTAACTCTAATGACGTAGGTATTATCATTGAAAGAGGGTCAACAGGTAATGACGCTCTATTTATGTGGGATGAGTCAGCAGATAAGTTTGCACTAGGTACAACTACAGATAACGCAAGTAGTACTGGCAACCTCAACATGACAACAGGTACGCTTGTTGCTAATATAGAAGGTAACGTAACAGGTAATGTAACAGGTAATACAAGTGGCACAGCTGCTACAGTTACAGGAGCTGCTCAGTCTAACATAACGTCTCTTGGCACGCTTACTACTCTTACAGTAGATAACGTAATAATAAATGGTACAACCATAGGTCATACGGATGACACAGATTTAATAACATTAGCTGATGGGATAGCAACAGTAGCAGGTGAAATTTCTGTAACTACCTTAGACATAGGTGGTACTAACGTAGCAGCTACAGCAGCAGAGTTAAACATAATGGATGGTAATACGGCTGCTTCATCTACTACGCTTGCAGATGCGGATAGATTAGTGACAAACGATGCAGGAACAATGAAGCAGGTTGCATTAACAGATGTAAAAACATATTTAAGTAGTGCAGGGTTTACCACAGACGACCCCACGGCACTTGCGATAGCCCTTGGGTAGTTAGGAGAAACAGATGGCAAATACATTTAAAGTGGTGACATTCGCAGCTGAACCTGCTTCTGCGGGAACAGCGTATACTATGTACACTACGCCCTCAAGTACAACAACAGTTGTGATTGGATTAATATTAACTAACATACACACTTCTCAAGTAACAGCAGAAGTTGAGCTTGTTAGTACTACATCAGGAGGAGGTAGAGGAGCTACAAATACCACAGCTTTCTTAGCTAAAGATGTACCTATACCTGTAGGAGCTTCACTAGAATTACTTTCAGGTGGTAAAGTTATACTAGAAACTACGGACGTGCTGAAAATTGACTGTTCAGTCGCAGATAAACTAAGTGGCACACTAAGCATCATGGAGATAACATAATATGCCCTATATTGGAGTAGAACCAGAGTCTAACTTTCAGACTGCTCCTGCTGTTGTCAGGTTCAGTGGTGATGGTTCAGACACAACCTTTGCACTAGGTAG